TTAGCGGCTTCATAATCCTCGTTTTCAATAGCTTCGCAATCGTTCAAACGGTTACGAATCCAATCACGGTAATTACTCTTTACTTCAAGCACCGTATGAAGCTCCGTTCCATACACCACCTTCTCCCCGGTGCTGGTTTTATAAACCGGAACAAGTTCATTTTCAATTACTGTTAAATTTTGCATAATAATTCTCCTTTTCACATGTACAAAATTTTCGTTACATCTTAAATATGTAGGAAATTTTCTGGTTGAAAGAAGTCTCACTCTGCATTATAATATTTACAGAAAGAAACTTCTTTCGGTTAAAACAACCGTTTGTGCTGTGGTAGGTGCGACGGTTGTTTTATTTTTTTTCATCTTCTAAAATCCTTTTAATTCCCTCTCGTAAAGCATCTGTTCGAGTTATTCCCAGTTTTTCACAATAAGCAAGCAATCTACGGGCAGTCTGCTCATCAAGCCTGGCTTTAACTTCTACATTTTTCGGATTTTCAGAAGGCGGTCTTCCTTTTTGTGGGCTCATATTTTTCACCTCACTTTTTGTGCCACAATAAAATTGTAATTATTGCGCCACAAAAAGTCAAGCGGTTTTTCAAAATTTTTCCGTCCTACCTACGGATTTAAAAAGAGCGCAGCATTTCGCCACGCCCAACCGAGTTATATGGGGAGGTCAGGAACATACCCTGACAGGACTCATCCCCTGCTCTGTCATTCTCCATTTAGTTCTCCTTGCGATACACGACCTTGATCGTCATCTGATATACAGCGCTGTTGCTGTCTGCACTCGTCAATGCAAACGGGGTGGAGATTCCCAGCCCCGTACATACATATCCATCCAATACAGGGTAATCGCCTGTGCGCTCTTTCCGGGAAATCCACTCAGCAATCCCCTGCCCCCACGCATTGTTTGAAATTCTCTCTGCCTCACTTGTGGCATCCCTCCGCACCATCAGCTCGTAATAATCCGTATGGATTTCCAACCCACTGATGAATTTTTCCACATGCTCCTGCGGTGCTTTCATTAGGCTGTATGCCGTGGACTGGCTCGTCAACTTTTCAACGCCGATCCGGGCAGCCTCATACTGCCCTAAAAACTGTACGATGCTTTCGATGATTGTCATTTCCTAATTGCCTTTCTGGCTGCGTCCTCTACCTTCTTAATGCCGCCATCCTGCATTGCCCTGGTAATCCAGTGCGCGCCTCTTTTAGGGGCTCCCTGATAATTCAGATTCCTGTCTGTAGGGATTTTGGACACGTTCTTTCGGGAGCGCCAGCCGTCTTCCGTCATGAATCCGGCTGCATGGGTGATCGGATCCACATATACCTTGCCTTCGTAGACATAATGGGCATAGGGTGTCCGCCATACAATTTCCCCACTTCCGATCACAGTGTGCATGATTGCACTGCGGACCAGCCCTCCGCCGTCTGCCCCGCTGGATAAATCCATCGGCGTATACGGTTCGCAAACATCCAAAATGCTCTGATCAACCGCTTTCTGCACGCTCCCGCCATCTTCCAGCCCCAGCCGTTTTATACATGCCTGCGCATCAAACCTTTTCATTTTGCCACCACTCTGATATGTTTCAACCGATTACGGTTCCGATTATCCGATACTGATACGATCACATACGCATCAAAATCCTTTTTCAGCTGCGAAATGCTGTAACCGTCCCCGATCTCCTGAGCCACTTCGCCACACACAATGAAGTCCGTTCCATCTGCCGGATTCAATGTCCAGGAACCGCCCTTATCCTCAAGGGACGCATATTCCTTTGGCGATACATAAAGTGGATTCCTTTGATATGTCCGGGTAAAATCAACCGTAATCGATTCTTCTGCCTCATCCGTAAAGACGCCCTTGTCCGCCGTAACCCTGCGCTTCCCGTGTCTCCACTGGACGCCCCTTACCACGCTGCGATTCCATCTTTCCTCGCCGTTTTCCAGCCGGTAATTATATACTGTCATAACATCATCAAAGAATGCCATTACATCGCCCCCATCAGCCCGGTTCCAGAAAGCCAGAAGAAGCACTCCTTTTTCAGCGCCGCTTCCACCTGTTCCGGCGTTACCTGCTC